AATTCCGTCCCGTCCACCCAAATCCACTCTGCCGTCAGGCACAGGCCCGAGCTGTAGAATGTTACCAAACTCCAACAGCCTACGTCGTAGCGGCGAGTCATCCCAGTCAACCTTGACCGAAACCGGGTCATACCAATCTCGCGGGTGATAATTGCTAGTAAAAATAACCCACTTGGCCACGAAGTTGACATGGGACCCCTTACTCCCCAAAGAAAGTGGGGAGCTATCGAGAATGCGAAGCAACTCTCTAAAAGGATACTGACCTTGGAACTCATCCATGACGACAAACTCCTCGCCGTCGTAATCATCCCACCACTGAAGCGGAGCTTTCCAATAAGCACCAGGGAAGAACTCGCGCGCGAGCCGCGTCTTCCCACAGCCAGAAGGACCGATAATGCAAAGAAAGTGGGTGATCCAATCGCGCTTGGGGGCCTTCACGCGCTTGTAAGTAGAAAACGCCTTATGGTACCTCGTCATAGACGAAAAATGTTCATCCCACAGAACCACATCGGCCGCGCCGCTGTCAATGGCGCGTTTCACCGCAGTTAAGTCGTTCCGCTTCCCCTGCTCCTTAGGCTCCCCGTGAAACCAGGGACCGTCGATCCTAGTATCGACCTTAGTGGAATACATAATAGCTTGGGCACTAGTGCCCCGCCGGACCATAAGAGCTGCACGCTCAAAGCCCGGAATCGCGTGAACTTGCTTCATACTCTTCTTGCCAGAGCACTCGAGGTAACCTTGGTAGTGCTCAATATGATTATCATGGCCAAGCTCAAGCTGCCAAACGCAGTATGTCAGCCACTCTGGAAACTCGTCGGGGTCGAGTAGAGTGACTTCGCCGTTGGCGAAGTTGATGGTAAACACGTAATTTCGGGCCTGCATTTTCAGCCTGCGGCCCCCTCGCGCTCCACTCGCCTTGCTGCGGCTCCTACGCGCTCCTCTCCGATTCCGGCCCTCAACAACGAGGAAAAGTTCGAAAAAACCAGAGGTTTTAACCAGAAGTGACCGGTAATATAGGCGGTCACTTCAAACCATGTACAAGCCGACATCTCCCTTGTCGCCTAAGGCGGCTCCGCAATGGAGTCTTGACACCCTCTGTCGTTGCACATGCCGGGCGCAACGCGCCCGGGCGACGGGTCTCCGGCGGCCGAGGCCGCCTCCGACCACGCGCATTTGCTGGGGCTCTGCCCCCGCCCCCGCCGGGGGCTAAGCCCGCCCCCGGACCCCTGGCGAACTGGGTCATGCGGGGCGCTGCCCCCGCCCCCGCCCCGCGGGGGCGGAAAGGGAAAGGGGCTAAAGCCCCCTCGCCTAAAGCCCTAGTAGATTCCCTACCCTTCCCGGGCGGCGCGTTGCGAGCGCGCCTTCCGGGGCGGGAGCCGCTAATTCCCTAACCGGCCCTCGCAAGCTCGGGCCGACCCTCTGCGCTAAGGGGTACAGTTCGCTAAGAAAAAGAAAGGCGCTTTACTTGGACCGTCTCTTGGGGGCAGCCTTCGGCTTCTTGGGCTGCAGCGACGCGATATAAGACGCGTAGGCTCGGCAGATGGAGATGCGGACCGGATGCGGCGTGTCGTAATTGTCGAAGATCTCAGCGAGATCGGGCACCAAATCGTCCTCGGCAGGCTCGGGCGATCGAGGGCGCTTCGCGGCCTTGGCGGCCTTGGGCTGGACGACTTGCGCGTCGTGAAAGGTCATCTCGCGCAAGCGCGACGCGGCATCTTTTTCGGCCTCGGTGGGCACCCAGTCGTGAGCGTCCTGTTCGTCCTGCTGCTCCTGTCGCGGGTCCTCGTAAAACTCGGGCTCCTCGTCGCTAGGCTGGTGACAAGGGAAATCCTCCTCACCCTCCATCTTGGGAATAATATTTTTTTCCCGGTCGACTCCGTCGACCCAAGGAGCGTCCGGGTTGAACCCGCACGCCGTGGACATATTAGTATCGAGCTCTCGAGCCTCGGACATCTGCTGGAGGTACAAAACTGTGGGCTGTTACTATGTGTTGGAATAGTAGCATGCTGGTCGACGTAGTCTGTTTCGCCCACGATTATTCAAAATATTTATTTTGCGCGTAAATTCAAATTTCCGGGCCTCCGGCGGCCCTCCGGGGGCCCTGCCGGGGGCCGCCTCGCCGGCGGGGCGCCTGCCGGCAGCTTAAACAGGCGACTCGATATATCTAAAACGGCTGGTAAACACGCAACGAACAGGTGGGTGAATCTCTGCGAGAACGTCATTATGAGGAGTACGAACGGCGTAAATATGCCAAGAATTGTCAACAATAGCGTCGTGCGTGGAGCCGTTGTTTTTAAAATTGACTTCACAATCGAGAGGGATAAAAAACTCTAAATGCTCCCAACGCCCAGACGTTGCAGTCTGGTCGGGAATGGCGATATCCAAAACATCAAAATCCTTCGGAGTCATGTCAACGCGCTCAGAACGAAGGACATCAAATCGACCACCCCTGAACGGGTTACGTTGGAGACACATGAGTAAATTCTGATCGCCTGACTGATTGACAAACACATCCGACGGGGCACAGACAGCGCTATTGGTCTGCTTGTCCTGAATCAAGGCAACAAAAACGGTAATGCCTTGCGGAATCTTCGACCCGTTGTCAATCGGCAACAACTGAAGCGAAAGCTTCACGTGCCATGACCTAACGAGGACACGGCGATCATTACGAGCGTTGGTGTTATCACCGAGACCCGGATTGAAAAGCGGCGTATTCGCTATAGGTCCGGCAAAGTTGGAAACCATGCCGTCCAAGAGAGTAGCACTCTCACCGACATCGGTAGCCAAAAGATAAGTATCGAAAAACTTTAGCTCCGGCGCCGCAAGAAACGCGCGAGCAGCGGCGACCTTGCCGTCAAACGGCAACAACACATCGTCATGATCATCGGAATCGCTACGCAAGTGCTTACGAGCACGGGCACCCATAGAATGCCCCAAGTATCCATAATCCTTTTTCATAAAGAGCTCCTATCCTCAAAAAGATTTTCGGGAATATCCCGTATTTTTGGTTTTTTATTTTTCAGCCCTGAAAACGGATGCGAGCATTGTACCCAATCAAGCATCCAGCAGTCGTGGCAAAAGCAACGACATGAAGCGAATTATCAATGACGTTCGCAACGTCGGCAGTGGTGCCAGCGTTCAAGTTGACCGGCAAGCCGCCCTTAAACGGAATGTACCAGTCAAAATCTCGGCGATGAGAATTGAACGCAAGAGCTCCGGCGGGGCCGACGCCAGAAGGAGTGAGATCGTAAACTTGGCTCTTCAAGATTCGGAACCGAGAGCCAAACAGCAGATTCTTGGTCGGATCGGCAACAAGAGTCACGTCGCCCGAGAAGTTCTTGAAAACATCCTCGGAGTTCAGCTGCGCACCGTTGGACTGAGTGTCCAGAATCACGGCGACGAAAACCTTTCGGGAGGCGGTAACCGCCTCCGAAGCATCCTCAACAACATTGACGTTGCCTTTCAGGATCAACGAGTCAATGACGATGCGCTTGCCGTCGCGAGACTGCTCCGTGTCGCCCTGGGCAGGGCAGGACAAGCAACCAACACAGCCACCCGAAGCTCCACCGGGACCAGATGTGGCCGTGGGGTCATACTCGCCGCCAGTGAGGGCGGCGGCAACAGTGAGAGCGGTAGGGGTCCTGGCAGTATCAAGAAACTTCTTCTCGATGCCCATGAAGCCCATGGTCACAGCGTTGGCGAGAGACCGCGCAGCGCTAACTTTGGCCACAGCACGATTGTGCTTCGAGACCGCAGCGCTCTTCGAGCGAAGGGTCCGCTTGCCGACCTTGGACGTCACCTTGGTCGCTGAGCGACTGCGCTTCGACGCACGCTCCATGTTCAATGTCGCTAAGCTCAAAAACGCCGCTAAAGAAAAGCGACACTTTTACTCCCGAAAAAATTTGCTAATTCCGTCCCGTCCACCCAAATCCACTCGGCCGTCAGGCACAGGCCCGAGCTGTAGAACGTTACCAAACTCCAACAGCCTACGTCGTAGCGGCGAGTCATCCCAGTCAACCTTGACCGAAACCGGGTCGTACCAATCTCTCGGGTGATAATTGCTAGTAAATATAACCCACTTGGCCACAAAGTTGACATGGGACCCCTTACTCCCCAGAGAAAGTGGGGAGCTATCGAGAATGCGGAGCAACTCTCTAAAAGGATACTGACCTTGGAACTCGTCCATAACGACATACTCCTCGCCGTCGTAATCATCCCACCACTGAAGCGGGGCTTTCCAATAAGCACCAGGGAAGAACTCCCGCGCGAGCCGCGACTTCCCGCAGCCAGAAGGACCGATAATGCAGAGAAAGTGGGTGATCCAATCGCGCTTGGGGGCCTTCACGCGCTTGTAAGTAGAAAAAGCCTTGTGGTATCTAGTCATAGACGAAAAGTGTTCATCCCAAAGAACGACATCGGCCGCGCCCTCGTCAATGGCGCGTTTCACCGCAGTCAAATCGTTCCGTTTGCCCTGCTCCTTCGGCTCCCCGTGGTACCAGGGACCGTCGATCCTAGTATCGACCTTAGTGGAATACATAATAGCTTGAGCACTAGTGCCCCTCCGGACCATCAGAGCGGCACGCTCGAAGCCCGGAACCGCGTGAACTTGCTTCATACTCTTCTTTCCCGAGCACTCGAGGTAACCTTGATAGTGCTCGACATGATTCTCATGGCCTAACTCAAGCTGCCATACGACGTATGTCAGCCACTCCGGAAACTCGCCCGGGTCGAGTATCGTGACTTCGCCGTCGGCAAAGTTGATAGTGAAAACGTAGTTTCGGGCCTGCATTGCGACCTACGGAACGCTCTTAATGGAGCCCCCACCCCATACGCGCTAACGCAACTACGGACGGAACGCTCACCCTACCTCCGAAACTCCGAACGAGAAATCAGAAAAAACCAGAGGTTTTAACCAGAAGTGACCGGTAATATAGGCGGTCACTTCAAATCGTGTACAGGATTACCCCCCATGTCCTCCTCGTCCGTATGGGTCCCACCCAAGTTAACACGCC